CCGATCTTCAGTCGGCTCCCCGTCGCCGTTGATGCAAACACTAGTCGTGTGTCGGGTAACATGCAAGAGGTAAAAACGACCGTTCGTCGGCTGACGCCGCTTCTCGACGGGGGTGGGTTGGATGCACGCATGCGCGTATCATCAGCACACTGGGAATACAACCCCTCAACATGATGGGAGCAGAACATGGCAAAGCAGTTGACCCCAAAGCAGTTGCATTTCGCCCGGTGCGTAGCACAGGGCATGACGCAAGCAGATGCGTACCGGGAGGCGTATGACCCGCGAGAGGGAACCACAGCAGCAAGCATCCACACGCTAGCGTCACGGCTCATGGGGCAAGTTGAGATCAGGTCGAGGGTTGATGCGCTGGTGGCGGCTAGAGAGCGGGCTGTTGCAGCTTCTGCGGTCACAGATCGTGAGTCAGTGGTGAGCAAGCTCAGACTCTGGATGTCCGGCGAGGAGGAGACAGACGCATCCCGACTGAGGGCAGCGGAGCTGCTGGGCAAGGCCAGCGGCCTGTTTGCCACTGAGGTCAACGTGACGAGCAAAGACCGCGACCCTGGCGAAGTGGCTGCGGAGATCGAGGCACGGCTGGCTGCTGTGCTGGGCGCCCAGGCAGAGGCCAGCGAAGAGGCAGACGGCGAGCAGGTGCATTGATCGTGCGCGCCTAGGGGCGGGTGTGCGCCTGCGCGCGAGCGCGTGCGCGAGGCTACCCCCACCCCCCCTGAGCGCGAGCGGGTACCCGTACCCATATACATAGTGAAATGCTCAAACAATCCCCTATTTTTCTGAAATATGCCCACTAACACATGTTTGCTGTCCCCTTTTTTTTATAGAATCACTGGGGGGAGTCCCACTAGCCAAGATTTTTTGCAAAAAAAATGGCCTTATCTCTTGCACTTAGTTGTCAATAGCCCTAATCTGCTAAAATCAAGCGATAGCTCTATCTAGTTGAGCAACTAGCCCAGGATGCAACTGACGGGCTTGCCCTTGAGGGGCAGCCCGGCATCAGGGTACAAGCATGTACCATGTAGCAACTGTCGAGATTTCTGGAACACCAGTTGCTCAACTAGCTAGTTGTTCAACTAGCTAGTTGCTCAACTAGTAACTAGTTGTACAACTAGAGGGGACCCCATGCCTGCGGCAGATCGGATAGATCCCAATCTGTTGAAGAATGTGAAGAACCTCTCTCTTGAACAGCAGAGGGAGATCCTCGCTCTGTTGGATGAGCTAGAGGATGCCGAAAAGAAAGCTGCTGCTAGGGAGAGCTTTCTTGGGTTTATTTCCATGGCATGGCCCTCCTTCATTGAGGGCAGGCATCACAAGATCATGGCAGATGCCTTTGAGCGTGTTGCAAACGGCGAACTCAAACGCTTAATAATCAACATGCCGCCTCGACACACCAAGAGTGAGTTTGCCTCCTATCTTCTCCCGGCATGGTTTCTGGGGAAGTACCCTGAGAAAAAGATCATTCAGACTGCCCACACCGCCGAGTTGTCCGTTGGTTTCGGCAGGAAGGTTCGTAACCTTGTGGACAGTGATGATTTCAAGGCGGTGTTTCCGTCTGTATCTCTGAGGTCGGACTCAAAGGCAGCCGGGCGCTGGAGTACCAACAAGGGTGGCGAGTATTTCGCTATCGGTGTTGGTGGTGCCGTGACAGGTAAGGGCGCCGATCTTCTGATCATCGATGACCCCCATTCCGAGCAGGAGGGCCAGAGCGCCGATCCTGGGGTCTTCGATAAAGTATATGAATGGTATACCTCCGGTCCCCGGCAGCGTCTTCAGCCTGGGGGCGCCATCATTGTGGTCATGTGCATGACCGGAGATACCAAGATCCTGATGGCAGATGGGCGAGAATTGCTCCTTAAAGACATCCGCCCAGGAGACAGGGTCGCCACCTATGAAGATGGCTGCCTGACCACAGCAAAGATCAATAACTGGCGGTCAAGTGGTGTTGATGCTGTATACAAGATACAAACAGAATCTGGCAGAATGCTCCGTGCAAACGAGAGACACCCGTTTCTTGTGGATTGCAATGGAGAGCGCCAATGGATCAGGCTCAAAGACCTCAAGCCGGGCATGGCACTTGTCTCACTGAAGGGTGCGACCGGCCTTCCAGGGCAAAGACAAAGCCGGGGCTTTGCGCCCCATGCCAAGCTAGAGCCAGCTACCACCGGAAAAACCCTGACGCTCCCCACCTTCCCCTTGGGCACCACGGCAAATGGAAGGGAAAGCCTTGCGCGACTGATGGCTGCGGCAAGCAAGCAGTGTCTCGGGGCTATTGCTCATTCTGCTATCGAAAAGCTTTCCCGCCTCGCAAGCGCACTCCAAAGGAAAATAGGGCAGCGCGTATTAAGCACCGCTATGGCATCACTGCTGATCAATATGAGCAAATGGTGGCGGAGCGCAACAACCGATGCGATGTATGCGGCAAGGAGCCTAGCTCAGACAACACTCGCGCCCATTGGGGAGGGAAGCTTTGCATCGACCACTGCCACGATTCGGGAAAGATCCGAGGACTTCTCTGCAACGACTGCAATCTTGCCGTTGGGTACGGGAAAAGCCCGGAAACGCTCCGCAGAGCAGCGGCATACCTCCAGCTTCACGCTGGATCGAATTATTGAAATAACGCCGGACGGACAAGAAGAAGTTTTTGATGTAGAGGTTGATCGCACTGAAAACTTCATTGCGAATGGCGTTGTTAGCCACAACACCCGATGGAACAAACGAGATTTGACCGGGCAGATCCTTAAGTCCTCCTTTCAGAGGCAGGGATCGGATGAATGGGAGGTGATCGAGTTCCCGGCGATCATGCCCTCGGGAGAGCCTTTGTGGCCCCAGTTCTGGCCTAAGCCCGAGCTTGAGGCGCTACGGAACGAGCTTCCCGCATCCAAATGGAATGCCCAGTACCAACAGAACCCCACCTCGGAAGAGGGCGCCATTGTCAAAAGGGAATGGTGGCGCGAATGGGAAAAGGATGTACCCCCGCCGTGTGAGTTTATTATCCAGTCCTGGGACACGGCCTTCCTGAAGACGCAGCGGTCGGATTACTCCGCCTGCACCACTTGGGGGGTGTTCTATCACCCCGATGATGAGGGGCGTATGCAGCCCAATATCATTCTCTTGGATGCGTACAAGGAACGGCTGGAGTTCCCCGAGCTGAAGAAAGCTGCCTTTGAGTACTGGTCGGACTGGCAGCCCGATGCGTTTATAGTGGAAGCCAAGGCCGCAGGGACGCCCCTGATCTTTGAGCTTCGGGCCATGGGCATCCCGGTATCTGAATACACTCCGTCCCGTGGCAACGACAAGATTGCCAGGGTGAACGCCGTTGCCGATCTCTTTGCCTCAGGCACCGTCTGGGCACCGGCAACCCGCTTTGCGGAGGAGGTCATCGAGGAGTTTGCTTCTTTCCCTGCTGGGGAGCATGACGACTTGGTGGACTCCTCCACTCAAGCCCTGCTGCGCTTTCGGCAAGGCGGTTTCCTCAGGCTGAACACCGATGAGGATGAAGAACCGTTCATGCCTCAAAGAGCAGAGTACTACTGATGAAGAACGACTGGATTATTGAGCGCATCATGCGCCCAGTCTTCCGCCGGTTTTCAAAAGCCGGGAACCATGCCTATTTCAACAAGGCAGACTTCCCGGTCGCACAGATTCTGGAAGACAACTACGAAGTCATCCGCAAAGAGTTTGATCAGATGAAGGCGCGGATCAGCGAGTTCGCTCCCTTCCAAGACATCAGCCCCGACCAGATCCACATATCGAATGATGATAAGTGGAAGATGTTTTTCCTCATGGCAGGGAAGGTCCGCTTTGAGCGGAACTGCAAAGAGTTCCCCGAGACCATGAAGCTGATCGATAGCGACAAAAATCTTGTGTCGGCATATTTTTCAGTGATCGGGCCAAACAAAATGCTCATGCCCCACGAGGGGCCATGGTGCGGAGTCCTGAGAATGCACTTGGGGATCGAGGTCCCCACGGACGGCAAAGGCTGCATCCTCGTTGTGGACCAAAAAGAATATCGATGGAAAGAAGGTGAGGTCGTTGTTTTTGACGACACATACGAGCATTTTGCGGTTAACCTAACCGACAACACGCGGGTAGTTTTGTTTCTCGATTACCTGAGACCGCTGCCTTGGCCGCTGAGTTGGGTTAACCATTTGATTGTGTACATCGCTAGGTTCTTGCCCTACTTCAAGGTTCCCATCAAGCGGCACAGGGAATGGGAAAAATCTTTCTACGGGGCATAAGCTGATGGTATTCGTCTATACTCATGCTCAATATGCCCAACACGGAGCAAAGAGATGAAAAAAACAAAATACTGCAAGAGCGGCTGCAAAACCAAAGCCATGGCGAAAGGCGGGAAAGCGAAAGGTGCCATGAGCAATGTTCGCGGCTGCGGCGCAGCTCGTCCCCAACAGTTTATGAAGAACGGCTAAATGGCTATTGATCGCGCCATGTTGGACTCGGACCCTTTCCTCGGAGAAGAGGAAGAGGGCATTGAGATCGAGATCGTTGACCCCGAGGAGGTGTCGCTCCAGACCCCTGACGGCGGAATAATCATTGATTTCGACCCGGACATGGCTGAAGTCAACATGGTTGCCCATGATGACAACCTTGCCGAGTTCATCGAGGAAGGGGATCTCGACGCCATTGCCTCTGAGTTGGTGGGCAACTACCGCTCTGACAAGGAAAGCCGGGCCGATTGGGAGCGTTCCTACATCAAGGGCTTGGAACTACTGGGTCTTAAGCATGAAGACCGCTCCACCCCCTGGGACGGCGCCTGTGGGGTGTTCCACCCGCTTCTGACTGAATCGGTAATCCGCTTCCAGTCCCAGGCCATTCAAGAGCTTTTCCCGGCAGCAGGCCCCGTGAAGACCTCCGTTGTCGGCAAGATCGACACCGACAAGGAGAAGCAGGCCCACCGGGTACAGGATTATCTAAACTACCTGCTCACCGAGAAGATGACCGAGTACCGCTCTGAGACCGAGCGCATGCTCTTCTCCCTTCCCCTGGCAGGTAGTGCATTCCGCAAGGTGTACTACGACCCCACCCTGGGGCGTCCTTGCAGCATGTTCGTTCCGGCAGAGGACTTTGTGGTCAGCTACGGGGCCTCGGATCTGAACACATGCGAGCGCGCAACGCATGTAATGAAGAAAAGCTCCAATGAAATCCGCAAGTTACAGGTGTCTGGGTTCTACCGGGACATCGATCTGCCTGCTGCGGCACCCGATGTCGATGATGTGGAGCGCAAATACGGCGAACTGACCGGCGATTCGGCCAGCTATGACTACGATTCCCGGCACACCATCCTTGAAATGATGGTGGATCTGGACCTTCCGGGCTTTGAAGACACGGACAAGGGCGAGCCTACGGGCATTCAACTGCCCTATGTGGTGTCCATTGACCTGTCCTCGCGCACCATTCTGTCCATTCGGCGCAACTGGTACGAG